ATATCATTGACGCTGCGCACCTCAGATTTTGCACCGTCGATAAAGTCCCAGGTTGTGCCGTTGTAGGCGATCATGTCGCCAGCCTGCACTACAGTCTGTCCATCAATAGCAGTGCCGAGCGTCGCGGTGTTTGCAGCAATGTAATAATCGCCCTTGCTTGCTGTACCGCCGCCGACAACGCCGCCGGATGCAATCACCGGCGAGGTGTTAACCGTCCACGCGCCTTTGTAAGTCAGCGCCCCAACTGATGCGGGAGGAAGCTGCGCGCTTGAAATTTTGCCATCCACGCCCAACTGAGGGACGAGCCCAGCAATTGCGGATGTGGTCAAAAACGCAACCTGACTCGTCGTCAGCGCGCTAATCTGATAACTGGAAATAAGCCCGGAGCCCGTAAGCTGCGGGACGCCGTTAGGTGTCGCCAGCGTGGTGAGCTGGGAAGTTTGCACTGCGCCTCCACCGATCTCTACGACGCCGCTGTTTGCCTTAAGAAACAGCTTGCCACTGGCGGTATTTACGGCCAGTTCAGCAACTTGCATAGCCCCAGCGAGAGGGGCAATTTCGGAAGTAGCAATTGCGTTGCGGAGAGGAATGATCGGGAATGCCATGGTCGTATTTTAGTAAGTGCCAGCGGTGTATGTTGTTGGCACCCATTCGGTGCCGTTAAATTGGAAAACTTGGTTGTCCGTCGGGTCAGTGGCAGAGACTGGTTGCCCTTGGATGCCGATAACTGTTGCCACCGTCTCAGTCTCGCCATCTGTTAGCGAGAGGTCGCCGGTGATGCTAGTCAGTGCACCAGGAGGGCCTTGCGGGCCTTGCGGGCCAGCTGGCCCAGTCATGCCAGGTACGCCGGTTAAAAGTGTGACGACCAAGGGGCCGCAAGAGTTGTCGCAGCTCATGATATTGTTACGCGTGCCTCGATTAGCCGGATGTCCCAGCCGTCTGGGCGTTGCACGTTGATGGTTAGCAGCGCCCCGAACTGAGCGGAGAAAAGCGCGGTCTGCGTGTTGGTCAGCCGCACCGCCACCGTCTCGGGCGTCGGCCGCACGATGCTAGGGGTCGTCAGCGCTACCCCGGCAGCGGTCTTGAGCGTCACGGCGACAAACCAGTTGGTCAGGTCAGCATACGCGGAGCAAGGGCCGTCCTCCTGAAGCTGGAAAGAAAAATCCCAGTCGGTCCCGCGCTGGATTGTTGAGGATGTTTGGACGGCGACCATGTCTACAAAGAGGGGGTTTTCACAAGTAATTCTGGGCCGAGTCACAGCAACCGGAAACTGGCTGCGCTCCCTCTGGCCATGCCTTGGCGGCGATCTCATCGGATCGGCTGGCAAGCTTATTAAGCGGGCAGGTTGGAGCCTCGCTGAGGATCTGGAACCGTGCCACGCAGCCGGTGCGCTGGTGGCAGCTTAAACAGATTGCGGTGCGTTTGTCGACTAGCCAGCGCGGGATCATGTTAAGGCAAAGGTAATGCTGAGGCTAAGGCTTTTGCTTTCTGAGGTTGTCGCATCATTGTACGATTTTGAACCGCTCACTCCATTTTTATACCAAGTCAGCGGGATGGCATTTTGTGGCGGGAAATACTGCGGCAAAGGGTCGTCTGGGTAAAAATCTGCATAGACGTAAATCTGCCCGGCGGAAATAAGCCCATCAATAATGGCACGCCCAGACACTGAGTAAGGGTCATTTTCCAAGTCGGGATAAATCCAATTGCCCTGCAGCAAATTGCGATTTGCAGTCCAGAGTCCTTGGTAGTCAGTGGTCCAGAAATATAGCCACCAGTCCTGATCTGGAAAAATATCCGGCTTGCTGCTAGTGATGTGCATTGGCTCTAATTGCACCAAACTCCCATTAAGCGTGGTCCTGTTTTTGCAAACATCAACTGTGCCATCCTCGCCAATTTGAGTGCCCCTTAATACCCAATCAGTTTTTGGGTTTTCCGTTGTCGGAATTGGAGCACCTTCACATCGTAACTCTCTGCGCGTCCATGCCGTGTAAGGAGTTGCGTGCGAAAAGGTTTGGCTGCCACTTAGCGTGTAACTTTGCGACGGCCCATCCGGCGATGTGTAGCTAAAACTGTATTCACCTTGCGCAGATACGCTTGCGCTTATTTTGCTGCGCCATTCCCAGCAGTTCATCTTTTAAGTCCCCCATGCCAATGAGCACGGGTTAGGCTGGGGTTGAGAGCATACATTGTTGATGGAAACTATTCGCGTCGGGTCCGTGCCGGTTGCGATAGCAGCAAGCAAAATGTATTGTTCGGAAGCTGTGTTTTCCTGCAAGTCGTTGGATTGCAGTACTGTTATTGATTCTGAGCCGGTTGCAATTTCAAGGGTCGTCGTGTTAAAAAGCACCTTGGCATAAATGTAGCAACTTTGGGAAATTTCCAAAATGAAGTCAGGATACCCAGCGCCCATGCCGCTTGGATAGCGGCCAGCAATTTGATCCTGTGCCACCTTGACCTTGAGGTCGGTCCCCACACTGGCGTCGGTGCATTGAAACCAACACTTTGCGCTACTGCCTCCACCGGCGACAAAAGGGATCGCGCAACTATTAAGAATCCAACCTACATACCTGAGCCCGTCGATATTGTAATACGTTTGCAGCTCGGCAATTTTGAAATATACGTACGTCGGCGTGTTGACCAGATAGCTGTCAGACGTAAAAATGGAAATGCTCCCTGGCGTTGTTTGAATCACGCCGTTGGAAACAACCATGCCGATGTAAACGATCCAGTAATCTGCGTCCGTTGAGATTACTAGCCGGAAGTTATCCGACAACGTCATGCCATCAGGCAAAGCGTTTGCCACCAGCCCGCTGCGGATTGAGATGCGGGCAAACTCACTGGTGCTATCGTCTTCCACCAAAAAAGGACACGCTGGCGGCGTTTTTGGATAAACTGCTGGGCATGCGTTTGCGATCTCGGAAATGTAAAGCGTGCCTCCCGCAATCTTTTTGAAAACGCTTGCCAACAGGAACCGCTGGTAAATGGACGTGCCGTTTTTGGGATCGTGCTCTGCGCTGACTGTAATGGCAGTCGGGGACGGGTCGATATTGTTGTACTGATCCACTAGCAGGTTGAGATAAATCCCCTCCCATCCCTCAAACTGCTGGAGCTCAATAATAAACGGAGCCGCGTTGGGATCGCTGCTCATACCGTAAGGGTAACGTCCCTGCGGGTAAGTCTCGTCAATTGTTCCAAGGACGGGGTCTTGGTCCACCTGCACTTTAAGCGTGACCGCGCCTCCCGATGCGGTCACAGATGCGTCAGAAACCTTAAAAGGACAAGCCCTTGAGCCAGACGACAGCAACCCAGGGTTAATTAAAATTGAAGTGCCTCCTGCCCCTTGGCTGACGGTATACCCCACCCCTGGCCGAACTGCGACCTGTTTGATGGCTGAGTTGATCCGTTGGATCTGCTCGGCCATGATTGTCATGCCGCGCTGAACGTCTGGTAGATTCATGCTATGGCCCGTAAATGTATGAGTCCCACCCGCCTGGACGTGATGTCAGCCATTCCATTGTGACACGGTAATTGGATCCCTCTTGCACTGCCGTTGCGCCGGTCATTAAAAAATTGACGTTAGTGGCAAACGTAAATGGGTTGCCGGTCACAGTATTTGTGGCCCTGCCAACGCCGCCAAATGCTGGCGGAACGGCATATACCTTTTGGTGTTTGAGCACAATTCGCGGCGTCAAATAATCCGTTTCGCCACGGTTAAAGCGCTCGTAAAGTCGCGGGATAAAAGCGCTTGTCAATGTCCTTGGATCAGGTGCGCCCTCTCTGCCCTGCCTCCACGCCGTCCATTTTGCCATCTCATCGGCGGAAATGTTTGGCGGCTGAAACAAGATGAAAGTTTCCAAGGGCTCAGAGACAGTAGACACGTCTAAGCTCCAGATGTCTGGAAATGTAGTTCCGCCACCGCCGCCACCGCCTGGGTCAGGCACCTGCTCGGTGTAAGTTTCTGTAAGCGTAAAAACCCCATCAGATTGTGTAAGGGACCAATTAGACGCCCCAGCATCCGGGGTCATTGTTGTAAAACTTTCCGATACGTTGGTCAGGTACTTGTTCCCGCGGGCGTCCTTGCCCGTCTCGGTGCGTACTAAAGTGCTCATGAATAAATTGCTTCGGTTTGTGTGCTCTGTGCCGGAGACAGCTTGTTAAGTTTGTCGACCATCCTGGCGGTATTGTCTGCTGTGCGCTGCTGCTGCACTAGCTGCTGCCTAGCAACGTCTAACGCGCCAGCTTGCGGACCTCCTATATCACCGCCGATCTTTGCCATGCTGGAAACTATTGAGCCAAGAGGCTGAGTTGCCACCGCTGCTTTTGTTGTAATGGCCTGCTCGCCTGCAGCGGGAGTTGCAAACTGTTTGCGCATCTCGACTGCCGTCAGCCCTGCGGCCGCGGTTGCCTTGGCGCTAATCTCTGCCATGCGCTTCCTCGCGTCGTCAGCTTCCGTCTGGTCTTGTTGCGAAATACCACCGCCCTCAAATTTGGTCCCTAGATTCTGAACCGCCTGTTGAATTGCTGTCGATGCGTCCTTGCTGGCTTTGGCTCCTGCGTTTGCCAGAGCCAAAACTGTTTCCGGCTTAATCGCATTTTGCAAAAAATCAGACGAGTTCCGCAGTGACTGCAAAAGAGTCGCCATGCCCATTTGAATGATACCCATCAAAGCAGTGCCTGCCGCTGTCATTCCGGCTTTCAGCTGCTCAATGAGGTTAGGCATCTTTAGGTAATCCTTGGCCTTGGTAAAAGCCTTAGAAATGCCGTCAGCGGCTTGTTGCAATGCCATTTTGAACTCAACTCCAGCAACGACCAGTCCCGCCTTTAGAAACTCAATCGCGTCACCGTTCATTATGGCCTCTGCAATTGCGGCAGCGCCTGCGCCCAACTGTGCACCAACTCCAGCAAGGTCCATTTTTACCAGCGATTCCACAAGTGCCGCCAGCGGTTCTAGGGCGGGGGAAAATGCACGAATGGATGCCGCGAGGCTCATGCCGCCCGTTGCGCTGGCTTCCATGATTTTTAGCACTGTCGGAGCCACCCCGGAAGCAATGCCCGTAAAGAGTCCTTGCAGCTTGCCCTTAGCCGCCACTGCCAAGCTGTTGAGTGACGACCCTTGCGCTCCCATCAGCTGCATTATCCGGGCGAACACGCCAGCGTTGGCCTGCATAATCTGAGCCTGTGATCCCATCGCAGCGGCAGCGCTGTTGAGTGCTTCCGGCTTAAGCGCGGCAACCATTTTAACTCCAGCCTCTCCAAATGCTGCGGCCGCCGCCTGTGCCTGCTTTGTAGGATGCGAGATCTTGCCAATCGCAGCGGCAACTTTTTCCATCCGCTCGGCCACTGTCATTTTGGCAAGCCCCTCCATTGAGATGCCCGCGTCTTTCAGGATGCCCACAAGCGGACCAGCGCCTTTTGCTGCATCTTGCAACCCTTGGTTAAACTTTTGCGTGGAAGGAGCCACGTCGTCAGCAATGCCGCCAACCTCTTGTAAACTGCGCCCTAAAATTGAAATACCTCTGACGGTCAGCCCCACGTTGTTGCTGGTGTCAACCATTGTTGCCCCAAGCTCAATAGTAGACACAACGCCCTTGTACATTGCCACACCCAGCGCCGCCACTGTTGCGGCAAGCGCGACAGCGGCCACTTGTAGCCGGGCTATACCACTGCCTTCGTCCACCTTGCCGGATTCGGCACGAAAGCTAGTAAGCCCTTGCTTGGCAAGATCCATGCCAGCCAAGAATCCACGAACGTCTAATGCTAGTTGTGCGGTTGCGCTCATTTGTCAATTATTTGCTGCATGGCCTTTTCGGTAGTTTTCCCAGCGTTTGCCTCAATTCGCTTCAACGCTTTGATGGCTGCGTAATTTAACCGCCGCTGCATTCCCTCGATGCCGCCAGCGTATTGCACTTGATTTTCTGCGCGGATGTTCAGCTTCTGGTCGGTGCGTCCCACGTTGATAGTCCCGCGCCCGCCCTTGCCAGAGATCCAGCTTGGCGTCGCCGCTTGAAACCTTTCAGACGCTGCGTTCCAGCCGCTTTGCAGGTAGCCGATGCGAGACTGCAGCGCCCGCCGGATGTTCGACAGCCTGCCTGGGTCGATCTCCATGCGTTGGCGTCCAGCAAAACGCCCGTTGCGCCGCTGCTTTTCGTACCAACTTTGGGGGTCTTCATCGGCAGCGCTTTTGATTTCCTGCATCGCCTTTTTGCCAGCAACCTGCGCGCCGATTTTTACCTGGGCGGCCACATACCGGCCAGCCTTTTTGGCTCGATTGAGATTGACCACTTTGGCGAGCCTAGAAGCCACCTTGCGGCCTGTTTTGGTCGAGAGCTTGGTGACTGCACCGGCCAGCTTGCCAGCGGCCTTGCTGCCAGGAATGGCTGAGACAACGCCCTTGGCGGTCACAATAAACGCGCGGCCTAGGTCCACCTCAATAGCCGCTTTGCCGCGTGCAAAGTCGATGGATCCCACCGCCCGCGCTCCTTTGGCGGGAGGAGTCACGCCGCGCACGTCGGTCATGTAATCCACAAAAGAGAGCGCCATCAGTTCGGGCAGCGCGACTCCACCAGTCGCCACGCCCTCAATGATGCGCGTCAACGTAGTCGCGCCCCACTCGGCCTGAGCCTCATTCAAGATCAGTTTCATCTTCCACCTCCGCAAACGCTAGCAAGCGCTCTAGCTGCTCGGTTGGAGGTGCCTGCTCTTTGACGGTCCACGCCCCTGCACTCCACAACGCCGCGTGGTAATACCCAAGCGCCCGTTGCATCGGTAGGTCTAGGATTGTGTCCTCGGTCCATCCTGTTTTTTCGGCCAGCGTGAAAATGAATCCAATTTCCCACCCTGGCCCAATTAGTTTCCCGGCGCGTCCTTGTCCTCTCCTTCTGTCCTCGGCACCACCTGTACCGTTGCGTCTTTGATCTCGGACGCCACGCGGTTGATTTCGGCAATGAGTTTTGGCAACGCTGTCAGGGGCATGGAGTCCGCGAAGCTGTGAATTTCATCCCAAGCGGTGCCTGCGTCGATGGCTTTGCGCACGGTCGCAACGGGCTGTGATCGTTCCCATGCCAGCGCAAGGATCTGCTCCTCCACCTGCAATGGCGAAAGAGGAGCACCTTCGGTATCCGTGAAAAGCGTAAGCCCCAGCGCCATGCAATTGAGGCGGCTGCGTAAAGTAAAGGGCCGCAGTGTGATGCCGTCAATTTCGACGGGGCCAAGGAGGAGGTTTGTCATAATTGGGAAATGAGCTTTTGCTTTTGAGCTTCGGGCAGGTCTGGGTGCACAACTACATGCCGCTTGCCCTTGCGGATCAGCGCGCATGGCTTTTGCTGCTTTAGCCAATCCTTCAAGGACACGGTGTAATCCCGCTGCGCTTTGAGGATTGTGACTAGGTGCGCCGGGTTGGCCTTGCGCCATTCCTCGGACAGCCAGCGCCGACGGAACTCTTCAAAGCTCAACTGCTCGCCATCGCAAGTTGCGTGCACGTCGCCTTTTACGCTCCAAACAACCTGGCGTCGCACGCCCTCGCTCGTTTCCTCTACCGTGTCTTGGAAGTTTTCTTCATCGAGCAATTCCCCGCCAACTGCCAACCATGCCCCGATCAAGTCCGTATTTGGCGACTTGAGCGGGGGCATATTGTCGCGGATAAAGTCGATCCGCATTCCTGCTTTAAGGTGTGACATAATCAGATGCGCCTAAGCGTTTAACTCGCGGCGGTGTAGCCGACGCCGTCGTAGCTCCAGCCCTCCCAGTCCTCATTGGTCTGGCTTTCGGTAATCTTCGTGATGATCACTTTTCCGGTGACTCCATCCGGTTCGCCGGTGCCACCGCCCAGCGTGATGGAAGGCAGATCGCCTTTTCCTTTCACGGAAAAAGAAAACTGCGTGTCCACGATGCGAGCCGCAGAGTGTGTCCCGTCTGCGTTGATAAGTTCCTTGGTCTCGCCCGTCAGTGTGCAGTCAACGGACTCAACAAGGGTTCCCGCAATTTTGGTGATTCCAAAGGTAGCCATATTATTCGAAAAGGGTTCCTGTGATTTCCGATGTGGGGAAATCGTCGTTGGTTTCGTTGTACTTGGAGGAGGTCACTGTCAGGCTTGTGAAGTCCGCAACGGTGACTGTGGAAAGGGATGCAACGCCTTTAGTGCGCAGCGTTACAGTGGTTTTACTGCGCGGCTTTGCCTGCGCCACAATCACGCGGCCAATTGCGTTTTTGATTGTTGCGGTTTCAACTTCCTGAGTCCTCTCAGAGCTTTGTGCAAAGCTGCCGCTGGGAACGGTCAGGCCAAATGTGGAGTCGACGCCGAATGTAGGCATATGTGTTTTAGGGTTGCGGGCCATAGCCCAGTGTAAATTGGAGGTTGGTAATCCAGTGCCGCTCTGTGTTTTGCGCTTCGGAGGAAGTCGCCACCACGCCATAAATCTGCACCGCGCCACCTGCGCCAGTGCACGCCTTGATCGCGTCAGTGACTTGCTGCACTAGCTCGATGTGTTGCTGCACTGTAGAGTCATCGGCCTGGCTCATGGCGGCCACTGTCAACGCCCCACGTTGTAGCGGGCCTCCCACAAGCGCGTCCCCCCGGAGGTCGAGCAACACGCATGGCATCGTGATGCTCTCTCCGTCGTGAGGCAGCCCGATGTACACGCCGGTGAAGTCCGGTGCGATTTCGTCACGGATCACCTCGCATGTGAGCAGGTCAATCATCGCGACGGATCCTCCAAGAACAACGTCCACGAAATCGGATCCTCTCCAATGTCGCCGATGCGCAGCTCCCTGTTGTTAAGCGTCAGCTTGGTTCCTTTTACCGGCACCGGAAACCCAGCTTTTTCGACGCGCGCAGAACCGGCAAAGTGCGATTCAAACCCGCCAATTGCCAAGGTCTGGCTTTCCTTTTCGCTGGCAACGCCAAACACCGTCACGCCTAGGTAGACAACAACGTCGGCCTGCATGTAGCCGATTGCGTCGGCCATTGCAGTGGCAGTGATGGCGAGGAACTCGGACATTACAGCAGTGGTTCAGCCTTGCGGCGGGAAACAGGCTTCACGGACTCAACCACCGGCGTGCCGCGAATTGTGCGGAAGTTGTCTGGCGTCGGGTTGCACACCAAAACGAGTTTGCCGGGGTTTGTGTGCGTTTTGAAAAACTGCCTAGCGTCAGCAGGTTCTGTTGAGGAAAAGATCACCTGCGGGCCTGCACCGGCGTCTTCAATTACGAGCGAGATTTTCATTTTGGGATATTCGGAAAAAAGCCGGAGCCCCCACTAAAGGGGGCCCCGGCCTTTGGAACTGTCAAACTTAAGGAGTGACGATGCGGACGCCCATGTTGGTGCCCTTAGCCACGCCCCAGATGCAAGACACGTTGACGCAGGTCTTTCCGCTGGTGCGGTCGTAGAACTTACGGAACGTGAGCGGCAACCCGAGATCGGGCACGATCACTTCAGCGATCTCGATGGAGTCGGCCAGAGCGGCTTCCGGGTTCACGCGGCGGGCGGCCATGATCAGCGCGCTGGAGTGCAGCGCAAAACCGGCCAGTGCTTCGCTGTTCGCGTCGCAAAGGTCGGACTCGTAGATGTCAAAGCCCGAAACACGCGGCACGGTGCCTTCAGCCTTGAAGGGAGTGATGCCGGGGATTTCCGCGCTGATGAACGTCTTGGAGATCGCGCCGTAGTAAGCGGGATTGATGATGACCGAACGGCCCATCTTTGGGGCCTTGAGCGTCTGCGTCAGCGTCACGCCGAGGTCGATAACGTCTTGGCGGTCAAAGTTGGCTGCGCTGGAGGACAATGGCGTCTGCGCGAAGTTCGCAGCAGTCACGAGATTCCAAAGCTGTCCGAACATGTCAGCACCAAGGGCCTGCACCATCGGCGCCAGAAACAGGTTCTGGAAGTTGATGGAGGACTGGAGGACTTCGATGTCGGTGAACCCGAGCGTAACGCCGCGATGCTGATCGAGCGAGATCGTGCGAGCGGTGGTGTCACCGGCGACGGGAGCGTAGCCCGCGGAAGTGATGTCCACAACGGAGGGCACCGTTGCAAAACGAGTCGTCACCGAACTACCAGCGGATGCAACATCCGTGGAGAAGTCAGTGGTGATGCCACGCAGGGGAGCGAAAGCATTAGTCAGGAACGGCAGCGACTGCTGCGCGATTTGTGCGAGGAAAACGCCATTAAGGGCCATATGATTTTAGATGTGTGAGGGTTAGAGCTGCATTGCTTTCTTGTTAGCGGCGTAAAACTCATTGCGCTCGCTGAATCCAAGAGTCATGTAATGCGCCCAAAGCTCTTGCTTGCCCTTGGGTGCGGAAATTTCTTCGGGCTGGATGGCAACGGGAGCCACGCCCAGGTTGGCGACAATCGCGTTGGCTTTTGCGGAAGCGTCGGCCTCGGCGGTCTTCACTGCGTCGAGTGCCTTTGCCAATTCCAGCTTTTCCAGTTGCGCAACGTCAAGCGCGGTGGATAGTTCTGCGGCCTTGGCCTTGAGCGCGTCAAAGGTTGCCACCAGTGCGGTATGCTCTGCGCTTAGTGCGTTGAGAGCGCTCACGTCTGCCTGCGCGGCAGAGAGCGCGGCCAGCGCGTCGGTCAGGGTGTTGGGTAGATGATCCATCTACCTAACTGGACTTTCACAACAAAAAGCCCGCACCGGGAAACCAAACCCGGTGCGGGCAAGAGACAAATGAACCTAAACCACTACACGCCCACCATACCAAGGAGCGCTTGGTATGCAAGCTCTTCTGTGCCGATGTCGTCGATGAGGTTGCCCAGTTTCGCACGCGGTGCGAGGTAGGCTGCGCCGGTCATGTACTCGTCAGCCACGCGGCGGTTGCGAAGGACATTGTTTTTGAACTGGTCGAAAGAATCGTCAACGAGCTGCTGCAAACTAGCACGCTGTGCGGGACTGAGAGACGGTCCCATGCCTGCACCTTTGAGTGGGCCACTGGTGATCGGCTCCCAACTTAATCCCTGCGCCTCGTACGCTGCAGACTGGTCCAACCATGGAATGATTGTGCCGATGGAACCCCAAGTTGATCCCACGGATCCTATGAGTCGGTCGCAACTCACGGCGATGTTGTACGCCGCACTGCACGCCGTGTCGTTACTGTAGGCGACAATGGGCACCTTGAGCGCTTGGATGAGATCCACGACTTCTGAGCAGCCGGTGCAGTTCCCGCCGGGAGAGTTGATCTCCAGCATAATCCCGCGCACGTTGGCCTCCACTGCCTCTTCAATGTCCTCCGAAATCCACTCGTAATCCCACGCGCCGCAGCAGGCTTCGAGCGCGGAAATACCCTTGGCAAGCGTCCCATCGATGCAAATGTGAGCAATCCCTTGCCCATCAATTTCCATTTCCTCGCGCTTATTCATCATGCCGGACAGCTTTTCATAGTCGTCGCCGTTGGCGCGGACCAGTCGGCCCTCCACCAGCTGGCGGACCGCTGCGTAGCCACCCGGAGTGATGAGCCAAGGACGGTAAAAGACTTGCTCGATGACGCGTTGAAACTTCATTCTGTGGGGGTGGTTGTCGGCGGGTTGCCGTTGGGGGTGAGCAAGCCAAACACGTCGCGGCTTAAACCTGAGCGTTGCACTCGTTTGTTGATCTCCAGTTCTTCGCGCTCCACCTCGTCGAGGTGCTCTTCAAGCGTCTTGGATCCCGAGGCGAGAATATCGGTCATGCTGCGCATTCCGGCGCGATAGGCTTCGATTGCGTCGCGGGAAGCGTAGCCACTGTCAGCGGTAAGCCTGGCGGGCTCGGTGAATCGAAACTGATAGGCGCCGCCGCGGTCTTTGTCGGCACCGCGGTATTCCGGCAGCATTCCCATTTCTACAAACTTGGCAATGGCGTAGGCACACCGGCGCTTGCAAAATGCTGCCAGGTAAGCATGCCGCTCAGAGGTGATGCGATTGACTTGCTCAAGTACGATGCGAGCGGATGCGCCACCCAGTTTGCTCATATCCCAGCCAAACTCTGGCGGCCATTGAGCGGCTAGTAGTGCGTTGCGGATAAGCCTTTCCTGTAGCCGGTCCTGCGCTTCCGTCGGAATCTTGGCGTCAATCTGGTTGATGGACTCGCCCGCCCCTGCTGTCAGGTATTCGATGCGGCCGCCAGCCATCGGCGTGATCCGTAGCCCTGGGCCACACTGCGGGACTGTGTTTTCAGACAGGGCCTGATAAGCGTCGGATGCGTCGGCCATGCCTTGCTGATTGGTAACGAGCAATCCAATCTTGGCAGCCATGCGGGATGCGGACTGGATGTCATCACCAAGGTCTTTGAGGGAAAGTAAATCACGGATGGCAGGGGCAAACGCAGAGATCCCGCGTACCTGGTCCACCTCGCGCGGGTCCATTGTCAGCATGCACGCCTGGGCGGGGATGTCGCGGTCCTCGGAACCGTCAGACGCTTCGCCAAGCACGCGGTAAGCTACTGCGCGGTTGGTCTTGGACAGGATAACGCCGTTGTAAATCCGCAGTCCACGATACCGGCCAGACTGCAAAACACCTTCGTCATTGCGGCTTCCAATTTGGTGCCAGGGCACCTGTTGCAACTGAGGATAGCCGGTTGATGCGGTCGTCAGGATCGTCAGCAGATCGCCTTCACGGTCAATGGCTGTAGACTCGAGCCGCAAGCCCTCCCACCAGCTTTTGCCGTCCAAATACGCAATTTGAAACCAGTCCAGAAGCACTGCTTCGGCCTGTTTGCCCCACTCCTTATCGGCGCCCACAAAGATCGGCCGCATCGCCATCCCGACGGACAGCATGGACTTCTGGTCGATTGCGGCATTC